TTAAAGAATGGGCCGAAACCCTAGGATGCAAACCCTCTACTATCCATAGCCGTATCCGACGCGGCATGTCCGACGAAGAAGCAGTCACGACACCTCTAGGAATAATCAACCGAGATCGAGGCTGGAAAACTACTGCCCGAATCTTACATTCTACCGCTAACCCTGAAAAGCCCCGCCCTTTCATCCCAGAGAAACGCCGTAGCGTAGGTGGGTTCCGAGCAAAACCACGCCTATATGCCACCCGACAAGACGCACAATCCAGATAGGCTCCACTATCCCCTGGGATTGGGATGCCCTCTCTAATGGGGAATGGCCTGAAGATAAACTGACCGACTGGGGTCTAGACATGCCCGAAGACTGGGGAGAAGCACACACACCCAACCCCGAAGAAGCGGAAGAAAAGAAACGCAAAACAATAGAATGCCCTGAATGCGGGCATGTATTCTGACAGTTTCTCTCTAAGTGGTTTTTATTGCAAAAGATTGCAAAAGTAATATTAGCGATGTACCATGTACGCATGGAACATTTAGAAAAATTATTAAAAGAAATAACCGCATTAGATGTCGTCTCAAAAGTTGCCGCCATCAATGAAATCAAACTTAAATTGCATGAAGTTTCACCGTTCTCAGGTGAACCTGTAGATTGCGTCTTATGGGTTGCCCAAGACGAGGTGGTAGCAAACGACTACAACCCAAACTCAGTAGCACCACCAGAAATGGAACTCTTACATACTTCGATCTCTCACGATGGCTATACCCAACCCATTGTCACTAACTTCGAAGACGAAACTTATGTCGTTATTGACGGGTTTCACCGTAACCGTGTGGCGCGTGAATATCCAGATATAGCAGAACGGCTAAATGGTTATCTTCCAGTAGTGCAAATTAGAGATTCTCAGTCGGAACGTCCAGATCGTATCGCGTCAACAATCCGACATAACAGGGCTAGAGGTAAACACAGGGTCGAAGCGATGTCAGATATCGTCTTGGAACTTAAACGACGTAACTGGTCAGACAAAAAGATCGGTAAAGAACTAGGTATGGACCCCGACGAAGTGTTACGCCTTGCACAGATCACAGGTTTAGCGGAAGCGTTTGCCGATAGGGAATTTAGCCAATCTTGGGAAGCTGTAATCGGAGACGAAGATTTACAGATCGAAGAATCCGAGCTAGATGAGGCCGTAGAATGATGCGCGTATATACCCACTATAAAGAATGGGAAGACTACAAAGCAGGACTATATGCTCTAACTTGTGAAAATGAAAACGAGTTAACACAAAAAAGTGTGAGACTTTTAGCTAACCCCGTAAGTTTCTTTATTGCGATGGAATCGATGCTTATCGAATGGCCTGTCGCATGCATGGTCAATCTAACGGATACAAGCCAGAATAGGCAAGCATGGCTAGGGCAAGCTGCTTGTTGCTACAACCATTCTGCCCCCGACTATGTAACCAAAAAAGCATGGTGGCTACTAACAGACGACGAACGCGAAATAGCTAACGCTACCGCCCAAAAAATTATTGACCGACACGACAAAGGAATCGACAATGCCGAAACATTATTTGCCTGAAAACGTCCTAGACGCCGCACACGACCGCATCAACTATACATTCGACAACTTCGAACGAATCTACGTTTCTTTTAGTGCAGGAAAAGACTCGACACTAATGCTCCATCTCGTGATGGAAGAAGCGATAAAGCGCAACCGTAAAGTCGGCGTCATGCTTGTCGATCTAGAAGGACAATACAAGCTAACTATCGAACACATAAAAAACTGTTTTGAAATCTATAAAGACCACATTGAAGTCTATTGGGTGTGCCTACCGATAGCTTTAAGAAACGCAGTATCTGTTTATGAACCTAAATGGATGTGTTGGGAGCCAGGCAAAGAAGAAGCATGGATACGCGAACTACCCGAGGGCGCAATAAATGACGAAAACTATTTTCCGTTTTTCACACGTAATATGGAGTTCGAAGATTTCGTACCACAATTCGGCGAATGGTATGCGCAAGGCCAAACATGTGCTTGCCTAGTAGGAATACGTACAGACGAATCTCTTAACCGTTACCGCACAATCGTTTCTAAATCTAAAACAAAATACGACGACAAAATTTGGACTACAAAAGTCACCGAAAATGTTTATAACGTCTACCCGATATATGACTGGCATGTAGAAGACCTATGGCATTGGCATTACCTGAACCCAGACAAGCCACACAATCCCCTCTATGACATGATGCACAAAGCGGGTTTAACGCCTCACCAAATGAGAATATGTCAGCCATACGGAGATGACCAACGTCGAGGCTTGTGGTTATTTCACCTCATAGAACCAGAAACATGGGCAAGGGTAGTAGCAAGAGTCAACGGAGCAAACTCAGGCGCCCTATATGTACAAGAATGGGGTAATATGACCGGATATCTCCGTATAACAAAACCAGAAGGACACACCTGGCGAACATTCGCAGAACTACTAGTCAACTCAATGCCACCCCAAATGGAAGAACACTACAAAAACAAAATACTCTTATTCGAAAAATGGTGGATGGAACACGGCTACACCGAAGGAATCCCAGACGAAGCCCCCTACGAACTCGAAGCCAAAAGAAAAGCCCCATCATGGAGACGAGTATGCAAATCACTACTAAGAAACGACTACTGGGGCAAAGGACTCGGATTCTCACAACACAAATCAGAAGCCTACAAAAAATATCTAGACCTCATGAGAAGACGAAAAGCCGAATGGAACCTAAACCAACAAGCATTCAGCTTCACAGACAAGAAAGAAAACATAGCATGAACCTAATACCAATAACAGTCAGAATCACACAAAAACAAAACCAACAACTCAACCTATACTGTAAAAAGCATGGATACAAAAAACAATCAGTAATACAACAAGCAATCACTGATAAACTAAAAACGTGACAAAAGATACTACAAAGCAAGTCGGCAACCCAACAGGCAAAGGCGGATTCGCCGACAACCCACAAAACCGATCTAACGGCTCATGGAAAAAAACAGATACCCCCCGTTGGAAGCTAGAACGCATGATGCGTCTAACAGAATCCGAACTCAAAAAGATAGCCTCAGACGAACAAGCACCCTATTTCGAGCGTAAACTTGCCGTAGCGGTAAATAAGAGCGACTGGAAAGTAATTAAAGAGATGATCGACCAAGTATATGGCCAGCCTGTATCTACTCATACTTTGCAGAATCCTGATGGGACTAACATTATGTCTACTTTTGCTGAAGCGATCAAAAAGGCGGAAGAGATAGAAAACTCTGATGGAGCTAATTAGTGACGTTGATCTGGTCAAAGGGAAGAATGTCTATCAGCGTTCCCCTGAACTTTTCAATAGAGATCTTTTAGCGGGCGGGTTTTGGGATAAGCAAGAAGAAATAGCTATATCTGTTAGAGATAACCGTTATACGACTGTAAGGGCTTGCCATGACGTCGGAAAATCTTATTCGGCTGGACGTCTAGCCCTATGGTTTCTGTATTGTCACCCGCAATCCATTGTTGTTACGACTGCCCCTACTCTAAGGCAGGTCGAAAACCTATTGTGGAGAGAGATCAGGGCTGCCCATGAGAAAGCGAAACATCCGTTAGGAGGGGAAGTATTCAAAACTCGTCTAGATATTGCATCTGACTGGTATGCGATAGGGGCATCATCTCATGACCCTGACAAGCTCCAAGGTTTCCATGCCGCATCGGGACATATATTGATTGTTGTTGATGAGGCTGCGGGTGTTAACGAGGATGCTTTTGAGGCGATGGAAGGTATGATGACTTCCGAGAAGGCCCGTATGTTGATGATCGGGAACCCTACTAGTGATTCGGGTTCGTTCCGTCAGTCTCATTATTCGTGGGATTACGCAAACAAAATCCATATCAGCGTGTTTGATAGCCCGAACTTCAAAAACAATGGTATCCATACGATAGAAGATTTGAAGAATGTGGATTTGGATAAGGTGGAGATCGTAAACGAGTATCTTGTATCGCCTAGGTGGGCTTTCGAGAAGATAGATTCTTGGGGTATCGACTCACCGATGTTCCAGGCGCGTGTACTCGGTAACTTCC